CTGCTGGATAGGTACTCGAGCGTTATTAAACTCGCCATCCTGTGTATAGCTACGCCCGACTACGCTACCCGTTTGAAAGTACAGCCGCAAGGCGTCCTCGGGGTTGTAAGCATTGCCTGTCCCGAGGTCTACTTCGTTAAGTCCGTCAGCATCAATGAACACACCGTCTGGAACGATGCGCGACATTACTTGCTGTAATTTAAGGTGGGTAATCTGTATCTGGTCTGCCAAAGGAATCATACGCCGAACCAATGATTCGATGTTACCCTTGTACATACGAGGCGCACAAGCCAAGTAATTTGGCACTGCGTACTGCGATGCAGATTTAGGACGGACCATATTTTCCGCCATCTCCCACTTGAGAATAATATTGGTTCCCATAACCATAACGCCTTCATACCATACATCGATAGTCTTTTCGATTTTCTCGAACCGACCTTCTTGCATCATTTCTTCTGGCGGGTTAAACGTATCATCTTTCTCAACCACCTTGGCGCCTCCGCCATCCATTACCTTCTTCTTATAGACAAACTTCTGTGTTGTCTTATAGTTGAAGTACATAAGGGTAGTGGTATCTTGATAGAAGATATCGTTATCGTAGAACTGCTGTACGTTATAGTAATCGTACCAGCTCTGGGAATGCTTTGAAATTTCCTTGAGGTCGTCCGTAGTAAGCGTAGGGTCTATCTTGATAAGCTCAGTGATAGGAACTGTCTTAATCTCTCCCCAGTAGAAATTATCCTGAAAAAACGGGTCTTCAGTATAGCTGTACACCACGTTGGCGGGGTCTACATACTTTACCTGTACCCCGTCACCCTTGAGGAACTCGTGCTTTACCATACCAACACCTAGAACCGTAAGGTCATAGTCTACGCGCTGGCGCGTGTCGTTGTATTTGTTTTGCTCGAGAAGTGTATTGATAGCCTCTTCTTCAGCTATCTCAATCGCGGGCTTATAGTTAAGCTGCATATATAAAGACAACTCTTCATCGCTATTGGGAAGCTCGTCAGGAGACACAGTGAAGGGGTCTACACCAAATCCTTCTTTTACCTGCATCAAAAGGTCTTTAGAGACCATTTGAGCCTCTATCATATCCTGATACTTACTACGCTTTGCCGACGACATAGCGTCTTGAGCATAAGCTTTAACGTCAAACAAACGGTCCGACATTCCGTTGACTACGATATCAACGAACTTAGGGATGATTGGAATTGGAGTCCAGTCCAGGTTCAAATAAGAAAGGTCGCCATCGACCGAGAGTTCGCTTTTATATTTAGCGATAGATTGCTCTCCTCTAGCGTACAATCGGAGTCGATTAAAATCTCTCCATTGACTGTAAAAGCGACAACCGTTTCCATCCCTCTTAAACCACTCATACTGAATGGCTTGTCCAATCTGCAATCCATACTCATAAGTCGCTTTTTCAGCGTCAGAAACAAATTGGGTAGGGAACGAGGCAGATGCTATATTAACCTGAACATCTCTCATTATTTAACTAGTTCGCTTATATTTCCACGATTGTTGTATCTAGCAAAGGTAACAGATAATTTCGATTGCTTTTCAACAGGTTGATAGATGTGTTTTTGGTTAGCCATAATAGCCAATCCCGAGCTTATAGTAGCATCAAACTTTGTTCTGTTGTTGATATCAAATTTAGCCCAGTCTTCAAGCGTCCTTGTGAACGGCATAGTACCGATATCACCTTGCTCTCGATAGGTTCCTTCCATATCAATCCCTACGTGTTTTTCGATATAAGTCTCGATAGCCGAAGCGTGAGACTGCTTTACATCCTCCGAAGTATTTGGTATACCACCTAGCTCTTTCTCCGTCTTAGACAGCTTATTAAACTTCTTGTCGGGACGGTTCATAGAAAACTTACGGTATCCCCTGTTCTTAAAATGGTAAAGCAGACGAGGCTTGTTGTTCTCCGTAAGGATGGGCATACCATAAAAAATGCAGGCCATCAGCACCTCTTCAAAAAATATCTCAGCCGTCTGAGGACGAGCGACATACTCTAAAAAAAACTCGTTACTCGGCGCATCATCCATATTGAACTTAGTCATCCCGTGGAGAGAGCCGTTTGAGCCCCTGCCACCCACTACACCCGATATATCGTACGGGTCACACCCCAGCGAACCGATATGTTCATTGCCAGGATATTTCGTCCCGTTACGAATAATGACGTGGTTTTGCATCCTAGCGGGAGGCGTCCAGCCCAAAAGGAAACGACCGTTACGCTCAGGAGTCCATATAACTTGGCTGTCTTTTTGGCCGTCTTTCCAATGAAACGACCCACGAGTGAGGTAGTGCTCCTTTATCATTTCGTCGTTATAGTCAATCTGCTGGTATATCTTAGTTAGATTGAATATAGACTGCTTGCTTTCATCTCGGAAAGCGTGTGACTCGGTACGCGGAAACTGACGATAAAACTCGTTAAGCGCGTCGGGGTCGTTCTTAAGTGAGGCCACCTCATTCTCCCAGTATTCAATAGCCCCCATCTTAATAGAGCTTCCGTCGATACCCTTTACCTCGTGCAATGGTTTCCTAAACACAGGCATACCATACCTATCGATATAACCTTCAAAGTTCCATTCCATAGGGATGAATAAACTGTACATACCGCTCTTGGTCTGACCATTGGCGTTACGATTGCTTACGTCAGATTGATTGTATAGAGTCTTGTAGTTACCACCACCTTTGCTTAGAGCGTTAGATGTAGAGCCCATCATACACTTCCCTATAATACGGCTACCGAGACGCAGACAGGTCTTCGTTACGCGCCAGTTATTGAGTATGTTCTCTGGCTTCTCCCACTTACCACTTTCATCGTGAACCAACAAAAGGAGCTTCTCTCCGTCATAACTGTTGTCCGCTGTATTCTTCCAGTCTATAGTGGTATCGAGACCGTCAAGCTCCTCAGACTCATCGAGGTACATATTACGCTTAGTAATCTTAGACGCAGGCACTCGGTAGGCAAGCTCTGTCTTTGGCTTGTCCATACCGTCCTGTATAGGCTTGAAAAAGAACGGGTAGTTAGCAGATATAGGAACGACTTTATCCGTAAACATCTTCTTGGCGTCAGCACCCGTCTTGGAAAGTATTCCTACACGAGCGTCTTTAGCTAAGGTCCCTATATTCACGCACTCCGAAGACCCCATAAAAGAAAATCCTGAACGACGGATTTTTAGGTAGCACATACCAAAGCAACGGACATCAGCTTTACACGCTTCCCAGAATATATAGAATATACGGTTGGCTTCTCGGAAGTCAGGAAGCCCTACGTCAATCTTGGTCCATTGGAGGTAAGTATAGTGCGAGCCTGTTATGTATGTAGGCACTCCGTTATTCATAAACCACGCTCCATTTTCACGCCTGTCGAACTCTTGCTCTACAAAATCTACCCACCTGTCTTTAAACTCAGCGGGCATATCATTCCACTGAAATATCGTCTTGATACGTGTAAGCTCTTTGGGATACTCTAATGGCTGCCAGTACTGCTCTTTCTTGGATTTACTTCGCTGTATCGGGTCGGAGGCAGACATAGGAAGTGCGATACGGACACCCTGTATTTCGACTACCTCACCTACCGTTCCGTCCTTTGATATAACCACAAAGTCATAGTCTTCGTTATATCCGTACTCCCAGTTTTTTGCGCGATTTTTTCTGGCAAGAACGTTTTTAGGCACTACACCTTCGAGCTGAGTAAGTAGTTTATTTTGACCTTCGTTCTGCAAAACCTTGCTTGGTATTAGTAGATGAATCGCCACGCTTCTCCATAGCCTCTAAATTCTCTCTCTCTTGCTCTATACGATTGAGTATCTCTAACGCATCAAATATAGCAAGCTTTTTAGTGGCCGCTGCATTTTTTAGCCTGTCAGCAGCCAGCTCGTCTTCAAGGTCTGGCTTGATTATATCTTCTTTAGCTACTTTGATAAGCTGCTCTACCGCCCTATGACCAGCCGCTATAATCTTCTCTTTGAGTTCTTTTGAGTTCATAATACCAAGGTTATGTTGTCGGTAAACATACGGTACAGCTTTTCACCGTCTACCGTAAACTCATATTCGCTATCAGGGAGGAATGAAACCTCATCACCTTCATTTACACCAAGAGAGAGCAGTTGGTCGTTGCCATATTTAAGGCGCCCGATAAGAGGTTCTTCCTTTGAGAACTTACCTATCCACGATTCTTTCTCTTCTACAGGCTCTACAAAACAATATTTCCCGTGAGCTTTCCACCTATCGTCCTTTTTATATAGAAAGAACTGGTCGTCCGTCACAAAAAAAAGGTCATCTTGGAAATAGCTGCGGCCACTTTTCTGAACACCATACATATCGTAATAATACTTAAATACGTTATGATGAACCAACAGGGTATCTCCCGCCTGGATAGGGCCTGAGTAAGAAAGCGGAACGGACTGTACGATAGCGTAGCGGTTAGAAAACCTGTGGTCTTCTTGGGATGAACTTACGATAAACTCAACGTCGTCGGCTTTTCGTTTGTTATCGTATCTACTGCTATTTTTTGGCTTTACTATAAAAGAGTCTGGTGACCTCATTAAAAGTTAATGTTGTACTCTACGGACAGCGGCATCGTATGCGAGAAATGCTTCCAAAGAATTATCTCGTTATTGCGCTCTATCCATATCTGAATTGAATTTGATTTATCCTCAACTTTGATGAGGTGTATTTTATAGTTGCCCCCGAGAACCTCTTGGCCTAGCAAGTAATGCATCGCCGATTTATAGTCGGGACCTACAGAGATTTTACGGATAAGCATAGCTTAGATAGAATGAACCACGAAGTTTATGTGCTTACAAGTAACATTTGCAATGGAGTTATTCTTTAAGCGAACCTTTAGCGCTTGATTGTAAACTACGTTTGTGATACACGTCATAGACAAACTAAAATCATCACCATTACCAGGGGCTTTCGCATCTTGTATGGAGGCCACAACATCAGAACCGCTGTTGTTCAATACAGCTGTAATTACATTTGCGTTTCCAGCGCTCAACGTCATAATTACAGTTACCTGCGAAAGCAAGGTAGTCTGGGGTGTATTGGTATTTGTTACCAAATTCCCTGAAACTGAATAACCGTCAGCCAGCCCCTGAGAAAGCGTCACATTTAAATCTACATAAGTATCCGCCTGCGATATGGTTGTTACCGATGCAATATTCGAGTACGCGTCGATATAATAAGTTGGAGCTGTAGCTGAAGACAGCGAGTCCACCCTAATGTTCTTCGTGGCGTTAGAGTCATTCGCGTCGCTAACCACAATCAAGTCAGACGGACTAGGCGTAACGGTTCCGTATGTACTAATCTTAGGCATAGGTCCTTACTTGTTGCGGCGGTTCTTACCCATCACTACTGCGTTGAGGATACGAGACAATACGTTGACGACCTTATCGTCCTTCTCCGTCTCGGTCAAAGCAGTAATGGTACCAGCTGCTGTAATTGTGGCAAGCAAAATCTCACTCCAAAAACTTGTAAAAAAATTCATATCTGTTCGTTTAAGAATTTGTATTTATCCTGCACATCGAACGAAGGGCAAGACTTACTTGAAAACTCGTTGTGTCCGTGAAGACTTAACTCTCCAAAAATAAGGCGTAAACTTTTAACCAGCTCAATGACCGCAATATCCTGCATCTCAGTCATAGTGTCCTTGGCGTTCATCTCTTTGTCTACACCACCTATATAACATATGCCGATAGAGTTTCTGTTGTGTCCGTAGGTGTGAGCGCCTGACTTATCAAGGTCCCTACCGCGATGAATTGAACCGTCCGCGTAGATACAAAAATGATAGCCGATATCATCCCATCCGTTAGCGAGATGCCACCTT